CCTGCTGCAACTCGTCATGTCGGTAAGCTTGATGATGGAACGACAACAACAGGGGAGCTTTATCATCCTTTTGAGTCGTTACCTAGTGACTATACCGATATGGCTATGAAGTTTTACACGCATACAATCAATAGAACGCCTTACGTTGAGATTAAGGCGTCTCCGTTGAAGTTGTTACAAGGTCACAATGTGTATGGTTTTGAGTCTATCGAATTAGGCTCCGATCATATGCTTGGCATGTTACTCGAAGCCTTTCCCCAGTTAGCCCCAATCTTAGATTTGGCAAATACTGAGGTTTTACATCTAGATACGACATATTTATTTAGATTGCCACATCAGAATATGGTTCAACCAACGCTGGATTACATGGCTAACTTGGCTTCGGGTCACCGTAAAGCAAGACAGATTAAGTACGAGAATTACATCACTTGGGGTAATGATGGTGCATCTATTCGAACTAAGGCTTATGGCAAATTTGAAGAAGTAAAAAGCCAATTACATAAGCTACAGAAGCAAGCAGACAAGGGCTGTATGCGCTCTAAATCACTTGTTATTGCTATGAATGATGCTTTGCCATTTGCTAATGCAGTTTTGCGTTTAGAAGCTCGTATTTGTAAGACATATTTAACCAAGAATGGTTATCCATCTAATTTATTTCAGCTAATTAAGCTGCAACATGAACAGCCAGAATTATTGCTACGCCTCTGGCACGTAGCGTTTGACCCAATCCTTAAGACAATGGAGGGTCAATATATGAATTTCGCAAGTGATGATGAATTAGAAGCTTTACTTAAATCTAAATTGGTTACCTATACCAAGAAAGGTAATCCTAGTTATACCAAGGCTTATAACGCCTTTGATTTCTATCGATCATTGCGTATTGATGGTTATAAAAAAGTAAAGTCCAGACATTTGGAATCACGTTTCTATAAACGTGAAAGAGAGCTTATTAGCTGCGGTATTAGCCGTTCTCATCTACAGAATTTACATAAAAATCCAAACGGTAAAGTCATTCCATTTGTACGTTTATTCGAACTTAAGATGGCTGATCAATTACCACCAGATTACGTTCAACCAGTTTCACAATACACACCCAAACGTGGGTTACATCTAGTTGCCTGAGGAGGCTTTAACAATGCAAGTTCAATTCAATACACGCACAATTTTGCCGTCTGTTTACCGTACTGAGAAAGACGGTGTAGAGAAAGTTTATTTATCAACGACAGTGTTTTCACCAGTCCGTTACAACTTAACTCCAGCACCTGGAGTTATGCCAATTGAACAGATTCAATCTGTGTTAGCTGAATGTGCTGACAATGCTCAGGAAGTAGAGATTCAGTTCATTGAAAACCAAACTAAGTTTGGTGCACAGATGCAAATTTTCAGTGTGAAGCCATTACCAAAGAAAAACCCAATGGAATCAAAGGCTTAATGGTGAATTATACGATTGTTCGTATAATGTATAATATGTAAATAAATCAATAACTTACGTGTATTTTTACTATGACACAGTACGTTTATAAATGCAAGAAGTGCGGTGCAGAGTTCACAAAACATTCAAGTTACTGCATCCACTTTTACAAGTGTAAATAAAAAGAATTTGCCGGCTTTTGGGGGCGTTAATCGCAAGTCGGCAATCCTATTTATTGGGGATGTCTCTAATGGTCATCTATGCAGTTTGGTATTTCTTCGTAGCAGGGGTTATAGCTCATCCAGTGGGCTTATATCTCTACTATAAAAAACGGAAGTAAAGGAATTCAATTATGTTGGCTTGTTTGATTTATGGTTCGGACCAGACGACATGTATTGGGTATTTGAACATGGAACTGGTGATCGCATTGTTTGGTGTTTTCACAATTCTGTACGGTCTCAGCTATGTTTTTAAAATTGTTCTGAAACTAATGGGTTTTTAACCCTTGGAGATAATTATGGAAAATCAAATCGTTGTACAAGAAAAACGCGGAGTTGTAAGTCTACGCAACGCTTCTCGTTATGGTTTGGGGGCTGTTTTATCAGCGGGTATTTTAAGCAGTGCAAGTGCAGCAACTTTAGTTGATGAACAAGCTGCTCAGTTTAAAACTGATGGTACTGCAATGGTTACAGCGATCGGTGTTGCAATGATTTCTGTTGCTGTTGTTGCTGTACTCATTAAATGGGCAAAAGCTACATTCTTTAGCTAATGGCTCAGGGGGTAGAAATACCCCCATCTTATAAGAATTAAATATTTAGAAAGTTGGGGGCTTATATGAAGTTTTTTAAATATTTAGTTTTTATTTTTTCTCTTTTATTTTCAATTAATTCATTTGCTTATAATCCACAATTACAATATTTATGGAAATCCAGTGCTTCAAGTAAACTTTACGAAGCTATCGAGCCTTCCTGTGATTATTTAAAACAGGTTAATAATGGTGCTGGTATTCCGGGCTATTCATATTCCCATTATCAACTCAATGCATCTGGAACACGTGCTGATTGTTACTACAATAGCTCTAATTGGTCTTATTCTTTGCAAGTACCTAACCCTGATTATGATCCTAAGTCTTTACAGTGTCCTGATCCGGGTTATCCAATGTATGTTTATTTTGATGCAGGCGGTAAAATTCCCCAACAACGTTGCCAACCTTTAGGCGATAAGTTTTGTGTCTTTAAAGCAAAACCTGATTCTATTGTTTTGAATCATGCTAACAATCGTCAAAGTACAGTGTTATATAACGTTTCTAAAACACCTGTATCTTCTTGTACTCCACTTGATGCAGGCCAGTGCGATAAAAATGATCCTTATGGTGATTGCTATCAACCGCCTAACGATGGTTGTACTCGTCTAGCTGACGGCTCTATTACTTGTCCTGATGGTGCAGCTCCACCAAGTCCTACGGGTACTTGTGGTGGTGCTACTTACTGTAATAGACCACCTACAGGTTGTGGCACTGGTTACGTTTCTGGCTCATTCAATGGCCAAGCGTTGTGTGTTAAATCTTCTAATACGGGTACTGGTTCAGGTACTGGTACTGGCACTGGTGATGGTGGGGGTTCTGGCACTGGTACTGGTGATGGTGGTTCAGGTACAGGTGATGGTGGGGGTTCTGGTTCAGGTACACCAATTGATACTGGTACTGGTAGTACTAATATTAATAACTCTGGTTCTGGTTCAGGTTCTTCTACAGGTGGTTCTGGTGGTGGAACTACTTCAACAAGCTTTACTATTGATTTATCACCTGTTGTTAGGGCTATTTCTGCTTTATCCGATAAATTGACTTGGGTTAAGTCTGAATTGGTTAATGCTGTTTCTCGTGTTGAAGATAAACTTACCCAGACTAATAGCAAGTTAGATACAACTAATTCTAAACTTGATTCTGTTAAGTCTTCAGTTGATCAAACAACTGCTGCTGTTAATGCTAACGCTACTACTGTAAAAACGGCTGTAGAAGCGAATACGGCTGCTACAAACAATGTTAAATCGGCTGTCGATGCTAATACCAACTCTACAGCTAATAAACTTAATGAAGTGGTTAATGCTATCAATAATAAGCCTATTGGCGGTGGTGGTGGCGGAACTACTGATGTTAAGCCTGTTGTTGATGCTATTGAGAAACAGACTACTGATTTTAAAGATATGATGAAGACTGATTCATCAGACTTTGATACATCACAGTATGAGAAAATTGGAGATGCTTCAGACGACCCTCGCTATTTAAATGCCCAGTCAGAAGCTACCAATGCACTTCAGAATTTATCTAATAAATTAACTTTTTCTAATACTGCTTGCGTACAGGACTTTACAGTTGATTTTCCTTATTTTGGTTCTTTTGTAGTTCCAATTTCTCGTTGGTGTGAACTCTTAGCACTAATAAAAATATTGATACATCTCAGTACATTAATTCTTGCTTTTAGAATGCTTGATTCAACAGTGAGGGCTATCTAATGCCGTTGTTTATTGGGGCTATTGTTGCTGCATTATTGAAGGTTTTATTTAGATATGCGGTTTTTAAAATATTTGCCAAATTAATTTTGGGGACTGCTACAGCTGGAATTATTTACTTATTTTTAACCAGTACCATCAAACCTTTTATTGATGAAATGCAACAAAAGATTGTTGATAAGGCTGCTGAACTCTCAACCATTGGTGGTACTGCTGCTGAGGTCATTCAATACTTTGATTTCATTCAATGTGTAAACATTATTCTATCTGCTTCGGCTGCTTGTTTTAGTTTAAAACTAATGTCAGTAGCCATTCGTGCCTTTGGCATTAATACAGGGGGTTAATTCATGGCTATTAAACTAATTACAGCACAGCCTGGCTCTTATAAGACTGCAATGATGATGGAAATTGCTAGCAAAATGGCTAGTGAAAACCGTCCAATTTACTTATGTAATATTCGTGGTTTAAAACCTGAAATACCTTTCCCATATCAAGTTCTAGATCATTTTAAAGACTGGATTGATACACCAGAAACATCAGTTATTTTTATTGATGAGGTTCAGGAATTTACACGAGACGTACCAACTAACTGTAAAACTGAGGATTTACCTAGATGGTTAACGTTATTAGAAAAACATCGTCATGAGGGTAAGGATATTTTTATTGTTACTCAGCATCCAATGTTTATACATACTCATGTAAGACGTTTAACATCTGAGCATATTCATCTTGTTAGAAATGGGAATGTTCCTTTTGCTGCTAAGCGTACTTGGGGGTTTGTTGAGTCAGATCCAGACGACTTTCAAAAGGCTACTGTTAAAAATGGTTGTACTACCTCTATCTATAGACCTAATAAAGAGGTCTTTAACTGGTATGAATCTACGGTATTAGATACCCACAAATTTAAAATTCCTACCAAGTTATTTAAGATGGTTGGTCTTTTAGCTGCTCTTGTTGGTTTCTCTGTTTATATTGGTTATCCAGTTTTTAATAAATATTTTGGTTCTAAAGAACAAGAAGTCTCTGCTACAGACACTTCACCACAGCCAAATAATTCAAATATGACCTTAGCTGAAAAGGCTAAGCTTGATGCAGCTATGGCTGGTCTTACTCCAGAGCAATATGCCGATCTAATGAATCCTGAAAAACGTAACGCTGAATTGCAGGCTAAAAATGACGTTAGAATGGAGACCATAGCAATCAAATATAATCCTAATCGCCCTTATGAGGTTGATACTTCTCAAATCCAATATGAAGTGACTGCAAAACCAGTGTTTTCAGGCTGCATGAAGGTGAAAGGTAAATATGTGGCTTATACCCAACAGGGCACTATTTTGCATGATGTGAGTCAATCTGATTGCCGTAAATTGATGGAAGATGGCGATAGACCATTTAATTATTTTCAGGTTCAGAATAACAGACCTGCTCAGGTAAATAATGCATTACCTCAAGTGCAGATGCAGCCTAATTATTCTTCTTATCAGGCTAATAATTATGTGCAGCCTAACCTACAGCGTAGTTCTGTAGACGGTGCAAACTCTCAAAGTTCTTTTTCTTTCTGATTACCTATAACCGTCTATATGTTCTACCGTAGCAGTAACCAAAAAAAACCGTTCAGGGGAATTGTGACCGATCCAACTCGGTCACAAGGCGTAGTCTACGGTTTTTTACGCGACCAAACTTCGAGTTACACGCAATGCTCATACTGTGGGCGTACTCTACAATTTGTTCAGTTGATGAAACATCTAAGAGTATGGCATTCTTACGGAACCAAAGATTTTATAATTGATTTCTGATTGGCATTTTATTACATTTTTCTTTAAGCCGGCGAGCTTGCCCTGGTATTAAAAAAATGAATTAAATCAATGCTTGGTCTTTTTAGGGGATTGGCAAAATATGACAAATGATGATATCGCTTTAATACTTTTTTTGATTTTCCTTTGCTTGGCAGCCCTCTATCATACTTTTAAAGCTATTAAGGAATCTTGATGCTGAGAGTTCGCATAATGTATATTATGTTAAATAAAAGATTTGCAAACCTACCATATATAAGGCTTTGCTACTCTCCATATATTAGTAAGTCACTTGATCTTCACTGTGACCATAGTTTGGCTAAGTGTTCTAAGCATATTTAACAAGTATCTGTGCCTTACACAATGCTGTTTACTGCCATTGTATAAGGCTTTATCGACCCTTCTTAAAACCAATATCCAAATTTCAAACCATAAGCAATTGCATGGTTATTTTTGAAATTTGCCTGTTCTGCGTATGGCTTGATTCCCTCTATTGGTAAGTAATAAGTCCCATCTTCAGTTTTAGTATCACCTAGCCAAAAATATTTTAAGCTACCAGTTATAAAGTAGTTTTTAGCTGGATTAAACTGGACGCCTAAACCAAGCGACCATGATCCTTTGATTGGTCCCATTGTTGATGCAGGATCACCAGTACCAGAGTCCCAACTTACATCTGTTGAAGCACCCCATTTTTCTTTAAATTGATGTGCGAGACCGACAGTCGCACTATATTGATCATTCTGATAAGAATCGAGCTTAAAACCTTGGGTATAAGCTCCACCAGTTACCTCTTTCATAATAATTTCAGATAGAGCGCCATATTGCGGTGGCCGAGTCTCAAATTCTTTCCAGTTAACCCATCTTAAATTCATATAAACAAGTGATTTTTCGGAAATACCTGTTTGAAAATCAATATTTAATGATGCTGGAGTCTCTAATTTGGTTTTCTCATTTTCAACAAGTTTTAATGGTTCACCAAAAATATCTTCTTCCACTTGAAATTTATATTTGATTTTAGACCGATATGTAATTGCTGCTTTTAATGCTATATCAGGTAGTTGATAGCTCCCTCCCAACAACCAACCAACCTCACCTTGTTGTTTAAACTTAGCATTATAGCCATTAAAAGCCTGAGTATAGGCATTACCTCTAAGCGCTACATTTGCTTTTACAGTTTGATAAACAGGTCCACCATAAATTTGAAAAAGCTGATATGGAGAATATCCGAATAATAAACTTAAATTTTGAGTATCGGCTTTTACTGATGTACCTTCATAGCTAATATCATTATCAAAGTAACTATTATTAGAACGTGCCGGATATTTGATGTCTGCTGAAAAAGGTTGATCATATAGCACACCAAAACCTAAACGATCTGTGAGTTTTAACTTTATTGCAGCTGTATAAAATTGCGTACTTTCTGCAATATCACCTGTATCTCGACTTTGATGATCTCTTACAAGATCGGCTCTATCATTGACTACACCAGAAACAGATGAATCAACTGCAAATAAATTTGCTTCTGCATAATTCCCATTTTCAAGAAATGGCAAGATAGATTGGCCCGATTGTTCAAGTGCTGAAGCGTGACTGATATTGCTAACGAATACACCAAGTACGCCTAATAAAATCGGATTTGCCTTTTTAGTTGTTATCTCATTCATATCTATATCCTTTTTGGTTGTTATTTCCCTAAATCCTTAGGATAGTTTTTTATTTTTAGAGCCATATTTCATCATATGGCTCTAAAATTCTTTACATCTATCTTTGTAATAAACTCAAACCGAAAATACCTAACCAAACTACTTGCACTGGTAATAAGAACAGTTCAAGGAATAAAGCCGCTTGAGAAAAGCCTGAGAAAAGAAGCACAGCAAATCCAACATATCCCAAGCCAACCAGAACCAGTGGGAAACCTAATACGGATTTGTTTTTTCTCAAAAGTAGTCCGTTGACTATTGCCCAAAAACCTATTGTCGGTCCTTCCATTGGCCATAAACCATTTTGAGAGCCTTGCGAAATGGTGGCCCAAACAGTGCCCGCCGCCTGCTTAGCTATTTCATTTCCAGACATATATGTTTCAGCAAGTGGTCCTAACACGGAGGCTTGTAAAGCAGCCCCTGTTATACCTAACATTGTTGAAATCACGAGGAATAAAATAGCTATATCCGACAATAATCCACCTGAAGGACGTAGCTTTCTCCACAGATATACACCTACAGCCAGAAAAGGAAGATAAAACCCAAAACAATCAGAAATCATTGAGGTTCTGAAAAGTGCTTGGTCTTTTGCCGACAAAGTTAATGCAAATTCAGGTTTAAATATTTGGTGCAAATCAAAGCCAGTAACTGCAAGAAAACAAAGCAGGCATGTCGCAGCCATTACTGTGCCGATTAATGCAACCCACGCTGTAAATACGTGCCCATCATCATATTGTTTAATCGAGTCCAA